GGCGCAGCCGCTGCGCAGGCCGCCGGCGTCACCATCACCGGCCCGATCACGATCGAGCTCACGCAGGCGCCCGGCGAAGACGGCGCCAGCCTTGCCCGCCGCCTCGCTGTCGAGCTCGAGAAGCTGAAGGCCGGCCGCAGCCGCGCCAGCTACGCCGACGAATAGGAGCGCGCACCATGATGCTCAGCCTCGGCATGTTCGCCTTCGAGATCAGCACCCTCGCTTATCAGGAGCTCACGCGATCGCGCGCCTGGCGCTTCGGCCGCACGCCGCGCTTCGGTTCGCGGGAGGCCAGCCAGTTCCTCGGGCCCGGCGATGACAAGGTCACGCTCACCGGCGCGATCTATCCCGGCGTCTCGGGTTCGTTCTGGTCGCTCGAGCAGCTCGCCGATCTCGCCGACGATGGGCAGGCCTGGCCGTTGGTTGACGGCACTGGCAATGTCCTCGGGCAATACGTCGTCGACTCGATCGACAGCCGCGCCTCCACCTTCCTGGTCGATGGCCTCGCGCGCAAAGGCGACTTCTCGATCGCGCTCACTCGCGTCGCCGAGGATGCCGATGGCGGACAGGCCGACACCGATTGGCTGGACTTCTTTCTGTGAATGGCGCCGGCCCGCCGAAAGCTGCTTTCCGCGTCACGCTCGAGGGCCGCGATCTCACCGAGCGTTTCGCCCCGCGCCTCATCTCCCTGCGCCTCTGCGAAAAGCGCGATGGCGAGGCCGACGAGCTCGAGCTGCAGATCAGCGATCACGACGGCCGTCTCGAGATCCCCAACGACGGCGCCGAGCTCGAGGTATCGATTGGCTGGGCTCGCGGTCCCGGCGTCCGCCTCGGCCTGGTCGAAAAAGGCCGGTTCAAGGTCGACGAGGTCTCCTGGGCTGGCCCGCCCGACATGCTCACGATCAAGGCGCGCTCGGCCGACTTCAGCGACAGCTTCCGGATCCGGCGCGAGGTTAAGCGCAAGGGCACCACGCTCGGTGCGATCCTGGGCGAGATCGCCCGCGACAACGGCCTTGCCGCCTCGATCGCGCCAGAGCTCGCCTCGATCGCCATTCCCGTGCTTGCGCAGGACCAGCGCAGCGACGCCGCCCTGCTGCGTTTCCTCGGCCGTCGTTACGACGCCGTGGCCACCGTAAAGGGCGGCAAGCTTATCTTCGCGCCGATCGGCAAAGGCAGCACCGCCGGCGGCCGTGCGCTTCCCGCCTTCAGCATCACTCGCAAGTCAGGCGACAGCTACTCTTGGCAGCGCGCCGCGCGCGAGGACTACGATGGCGTGGAAGCCCGCTGGCATGACAAGGACAGCGGCGAACGCAAGACAGTCGTCGTCGAGAGCCCACCGCCACCGGGCGCGCCCGCGACTGGCAAGCGCAAGCCCAAGCGCTTGCGCCGCACCTTCCATTCCGAGGCCGACGCCAAGGCCGCCGCCCAGGCCGAGCAGAAGCGCGTTCAGCGCGCCGCCGCCTCCTTCGAGCTGACCCTCGCCTTCGGCAATGCCGAGCTCTATCCAGAGCAGCAGGGCAAGGTCACCGGCTTCAAGCCCTCGATCGACGCGACCACCTGGCTCGCCGAGGAAGTCACCCACACCATGGACGGCAATGGCGGTTTCCGCACTGGGCTTAAGCTGGAGCGATACGCTTGAAGCCGAAAGATAAAAGTTCCCGCTATTTGTGGCGTTAGCGGCGAATTGTGCTAGAAATCACTGGGGTGAAACAAGAACACATGGCGACAAGGAACGAATGACCATGAGCACCTCCTACCGCGGTCACCGGCTCGCCATCGATTGCCCCCACTGCGGCGAACGCGCCCGTGTCCGATCGAGCCGTAAGCTCACCTCCCTGGTCCGCGCCGCCAGCCTCCAGTGCAGCAACGTCGAATGCGGCCACACCTTCGGCGCGCAGTTTCACATTACCCACACGATTGCGCCGTCGCATTTGCCTAATCCCGACGTGGTTTTGCCGATCGCGGTCTGCCGCATGCGTAGTGAGGCTGCTAATGACACACACAGTCTAGCGACGCTAGGACCGCCTGTCGTAGAAATTAAGGCTTAAGGGGTTCGCTCAGCCACGAACGTAACCCTAAAAGTAATAGCAGCCTCTGCTAAAGGTGGGAAAATGCTTCTTCCAGTTCCCATGCTATCTGTCGAATACTTGACCAGTGCCCGTATTTTCCGCGCATTTCTTCAATAGAGGTGAAGCTGCTGATGATTGCGCTATCATAAACGGTAATTGAGCCCAGGCGTTTTCCTAGAAGTGGATGCTCTAAGGTTCCCGCCAAGATGGCAGAGTGATAGGCCTTGTTTTCTAAGATCAGGTCGACATGGCCCCCTCCATCTTGATAGCGAATGGCTTGAACTAGGTTTTTCCGAGACAGCTCGAGTCCTTCAGAATCCCAGAAGATAGTCTTGTTCCACCAGTCAGCTAAAGGAAGACGTTCTGAATAAAGAGGGGACGAACTTATGAAGTTGGGCAAGTATGTACTACCCTTATCCTCATAACGTCGAAAGCAAAGGCCGTATGTCGTAGTTTTTTTTTGAATTCCATCAAGGCCCATACCGATGTGCTGCTCTCGCGAAGTATTTAATATCTCAAGGCCTTCGAAACCCTTCATAAATTCAATTAGCGGCTGTTGTCTCCATCCTTTATGAAGAAGAATATACAATATACCCGCAATCCTTTCGGCCTCCTCAAACACCTCTCGGTCGAAAGCTTCGCATGAACGCCTTAAATGACCCAGTTGCCTAGCCAAGGCGACTTCCATTTCCTCTAGCGAGCGAACATATCGGTACTTTTCATCACCCACGCGCTAGTACCTCTGAGCTCAAGCTGGCTCCGCCAGGAAATCGTCAATCTGTCGAGCCCAATAGAGCTCGACTGGATGATGATGCCCATCAGCATCAATCACATTGGCGATGTGCCGTCTCAAGATCGACGAAAGCACCGGGTGCCGTTGGCATGCCATCAGTGAAGTCCAGAACGTTTCCGCGTCCGGTGCCAAGCGCGCGGCGTGTTTCGAGACCGCATCTAGGTCGAGGTCAGCTCGGACCTCTTCACGCATCCAGAAAGCCGTGACGAAATCCTCGATCGCGTCCGCCTCGAGCTCGTGCCACTCGCCGTCGCATCGCGCCATGAAGGCCAGCACGTTGAGTGCCGAATTGAGCGCGGCAAACTGCGTTACCGATAGGCCATAGTCGAAGCGCGATGCGCTCTTGCTGTCATGATCGAAGTCGAGAAAGTAGTCTTTGCCCGGTTCGAAGATCTCGCCGGAAACTGGATCGATAACCGAGCTGACACGGTCCGTGCGGAAGGTCCGCACTCGCTCGCGCAACAGGCAAAGCGCGGTTAGATAGACAACGCCACCTTTGACATCGAGCTTGCGGCAGATCACCTGCCGTTCGCTTCCTTGGCCTTTGCTGTCAGAATAGATGATAATGATGTTGCGACCGCTGATACTTTGGGCCTCCCAAGAAGGCGCGGCCTCGGCTTCTTCGACAAGCGTCTCTTCGCTGTCCTGATCAGGGATTGTCGGCATATAGGAAGCGGGCGCAACCGTCGGTCGCAATGTCCGAATTTCCTGCCAAAGGTTATTCAATCGGCTCAGCACATCGTTGCCCTTCCTGTTACCTCCAGAGCGACCCGAAGGACTTTCCCGTTCTTATTCGTCCCAGACTTCATCCGGATAAAAATCGGGCTCCGGATCTGCCCCTTCCGCCGGCGCCGGCTGCGGCGCAGGCAGCTGCGGCACGGTCCCGTCGAAACTCACGCGGATCCACGCGCCCACGCCCGTCGCAACCTGGAACACCGCGACCAATTCACGCCCCTCGCGGATCAGCGCGCCGATCCGGCCACAGCGCTCGGCCGTAAGATAGCCGATCTGCACGCCGCGCTCGCTGAAGACGGCGATCGCGCGCTCGTCGTGCTTGTTCTTCGGCTCGGGCCGGAGCTCGACCGGATCGCCCGGTGCGCAAAGCAGGATCTCGAACTTCCGGTCGGAGCCGTCCTGGTTCTCGTATTGGGCACCCACGACCGCCAGGCTCATCGGTGCCAGTGGCCGATCGAGATCGTGCACTCTCAAAGCGAGGAGACCTTCGCGACCACGCGCCCCACGATGTGCAGGTCGCCATCCGTGGCGATTTCATCGCGCACGAGCTGGTTGTCGCTCATAATCTTCACTGTACCATCCGGCATCTGGCGCAAGCGCTTGATCATGCCCATGCCGGCGAACACGATCGCCCAGATCTTGTCACCCATTTCACCGTCGAGACGAGTGTTTGAGCGATCGATGATCACGATGTCGCGGTCGTGGATCGTCGGCATCATTGAATCGCCCATGCCCTGCGAGCTGACCAACAGTTGCGGCGGCGACTGCGTGAACTTTCGAAGCCAGGATCGGGAGAAGGTGACTTTCTCGACCTCGACAGAATCCGCATCGAGGAAGGTACCACCCATGCCGTAGGCAAGGTCGATCATTTCGACCTGGACCAAATCAGGGTCTGGGTTTCGCGTCCCCTCTGATCGTTCGAGAACCGTCACCGCACCGGCGTTAGGATCGTCGGTTTCGCCGGTTAGATATTCAACGGTCGTGCCCAGCTCACGCGCAATCTTGTGCAGATACCGAGAGTTCTGAGACTGGCCGCTAGCAAGCTTCCAAATCGTTTGTTGAGCTACACCGACCCGTTGAGCGAGAGCGGCCTGCGAGAGTTCCGCAGCATCAAGTCTTTCAACAAGTCGTTCTTGGATGCCCATGCCGTACAGTTACAACCAAGGTTGTTGCGCGAGAACTGACGATTGAGTGTTGCCGTTCTCACCTTTGGGTGTTACCCAAGCGTCATGATCACTTCGAATCAACAGCTGGCTGCTCTCAACCGAGCGATCGAGATCGCCGGTTCGCAGAACAAGCTAGCGCGTGCGCTCGGGATTTCGACCACATCCGTCTGGAAGATGGTCAACCAAGCCAAGCGCATGTCGCACCAGTTTGTCCTAGCAGCCGAAGCCGCGACTGGCGTTTCGCGCCATCAGCTGCGCCCCGACATCTACCCGATCGAGCCCCCCCCGCCGCCCACTGCGTCTCGACGCACGGGCGGAGTGCCGGCGGCGGAGAATCCCCCCCGCCCCGCCGCCGGCACATCATCGATCGAGGAAGTTCGCTCATGAGCGCGCTGCGCATCTCCTTTCGCCGTCGCCACTGTCCTATTACGCGCCTGCCGCGTCTGTCAGAATTGCACGCAAGTTTTCGGGCCGAAGGCGCGTCGCGATGACCAAGCATCGTCCCCCGCTCAGCTTTGATGCCGCGCTCGCCCGCATCGTTGGGCAGCTGCCGGGCGGCTATGAGGATGCGGCCAAAGTCGCGAACCGTGCGGTAAGCACCATCCGCAATTGGGGCATCCCCGATCGCGACGAAGTGGTGCCGATCGACTGTGCCCTCGCGCTCGATGTCGCTTATCGCGGCGCCGGCGGCATCGGCGCGCCATTCCTCGAAGCTTTCACAGCGCAATTGGAAAAGGCTCTCTCAAACCGCTTCGCGGGCGCGGACGAGCTGCTGCTCTTGCTGCCCGAGGTCTTGCGCGAAAACAGTGAAGCCGAAGTGGCGATCGTCACTGCCGCGAAAGCCCAAGCCGGATCCCGCGACTATCGCGAAACTCTGCGAGAGATTGATGAAGCGATGGGCCGCTTTCAGCAGGCCCGCCAGCTCGTCCAGTCACTTCTGACCCAGGAGCAGCACGTCACCGCTCCACCCTAAGCCCAGCCCGACTCCCCCCGCGCCGTCACGCATCCTCAAAACCTAGCCCGCCCGATCGGCCTCGCCTTTCGGAGCGATTTCCTGCGTCCATTCTCCGGAGGCTTCAGTGAACGCCCAAACCCAATTCCCGCGTACCGTCGATCGCACCCTGACCCCTGGCGGCTACATGCGATCCTGCCGCCAGAAGGCCGGCATCTCGATCACGAAGTGCGCGACCATGCTCGCCATCAAGCCGAACGATCGTGCCCAGGCCCGCCACGACCTGATCGCGCTCGAGCGCAATCGCCCCGGCGACTACGGCCGCCTCATTCGGGCCCTGCGCCAATACCGCGTCTTCGCCTTCGACGCCGGCATCTTCGCTTCCCTCGCGGCCGCGACGGCGAGCCCGGATTTTCCGGAGTTTGAGGCGTGAGCGGCCGGGAGGTGAGACTGCGCGACGCGAAGTCGATCCGATCAGATCAGAGGTTCTGCCCTCATTGCGGGCAGCCGCAGCGAACCCCGCATGTCTGCGTGGCGGAACCGTTCACTGTTGTGCGGGAGCTGCTTGATGTCTGACGCCGAACCCACAGATGATCGTCTCCGGCTGTTGATCGAACGCGTCGAGCGCCTCGAGGAAGAGAAGAAGGGTATCGCTGACGATATTCGCGACGTCTACGGCGAGGCCAAGGCCGTCGGCTATGATGTGAAGATCATTCGCCAGGTCGTGCGCCTGCGCGCGATGAACCCCGACGATCGACGCGAAATGGAACTGGTGCTCGACACCTACAAAGCCGCGCTGGGGCTCGGCTGATGCCGTCCCCCGACTTCAACGATCCGGCGGTGAGCTGTTTCTTCGAGGAGCTGGAGCCGCGGATCACCGCCCTCACCGCCGCCGTCTGTGCGCTCGCCTCCTGCTTGTTCGCCGTTCCAGCGCTGGGCCTCTTTCGGGAGCTCTTGCCATGACCTGCCGCCTCTCCCGCCTCGTGAAGATTCATAACCTGGCCAGGAAGTCTCGCCGCAAGTCGCGGATCAAACCGATGAGCAGCGAAGACGAACGCTTCTGGGAAGACCGCCGCCGAAGGATCGAGCGAGAGCAACGACCGTGAAGTCCGCAGCCTATCGGCAGCGCCTATGTACCTGCCCCGAATGCGCCGAGCTTGATCTCGCCTGCCCCGGCGAAGGCCGCCAACTCGCCTTCCCCTTGCTACCGTCTCGCTGGCAGCGACGGGGCTCGGCCAAGTCCAAACCACCACCTCAACTGCCCTCCGGTGTCGCACCCGATGAGCACAAAACGAGGGAGGCAGCCGAATAATCGGCGCCTCCCTCAAATTTTTCCGTCCCGAAGCCCTGATGAAGGACAGCAAGCATATGGCTGAAGCCCACACCCCGCCCGCACGTGAAGCACCAGGGCGGCTGCTTAAGATAGCCGACGTCGTCCACGAAACCTCGCTTCACCGCGCGACCATCTATCGCCGAATCAAAGAAGGTGAATTCCCGCCCCCAATCCGCCTCGGAAAACTGCGCGTAGCCTGGGCCGAACGCGACATCGAAGCGTGGAAACAGCACCAGCTCCAACAGGTCTGACCAACAATTTGCCGGGGTACGATCAGGGGTACGGACCGGCTTCCAGGTTTCAAAAATACCAATCTTATAGGATCTTATGAATGACCACCGAATCCTCGCGGGGCATCCACCTTTCAGATCCATGGCGCGGAATGCTGCGTCGACCGCATGGCGTTGACCAAGGATCGCTCGCCTGCCAAGCGCGCCGCCATGACAGCGAACAAGCCTGGCGATCCGACCACCCTGAAGCGTCTCTACGGCCGATCCGTCGGCAAGCCGCTGCGTGCCGGCCAGCAGGCGCTGGTCGACGAACTGCTGCCCAGGATCAGCGTGCCCGAAGACGGACCCGTGACGGCCGAGCGCCTGTTCGGCGAGCCGCGTCCGCTGCATTTCGAGATCGGCTTCGGCGGCGGCGAGCACATGGCCCGGCGCGCCGACCTGCTGCCCGACCACGGCTTCATCGGCGCCGAACCCTTCCTCAACGGGGTCGCGCAGGCGCTCGTCCACATCTCGGGCGAC